GCACGCACCTGTGAGCGTATCAGACTCAAGAGGCTCACACGATGTCTCACACCGCTAAGCCGTCCGGCTTTATCAAGAGCTACTGGCAGAGCTACACCGCATTCGGGCAGTTCTTCCTCGCCCTCGCCGTCCTTGCCATCATCGTCGATGCGTTCATCTGCTACCAGTACGGCATCACCCAGACGTTCTGGCACGGGGTCGGCTTCGCGCTCCTGGCCATCGTCTTTGCCGTGTTACCTGACGCCGCCGCCCAGGAGTGGGAGAAGAATGCAAAGGGAAGCGCCATAGCCATCGGCGTTACATGCCTGATTCTCGGCCCTGTCGCCTATCAAAGCCACCTCGGCTATTCTGCCGGTGTCCGCGTCGGCGACATCCAGCGCACCACGGTCCAGAACGTCAAGTATGACGACGCACGAGGCAATGTCGACGAGGCCCGAAAGACGCTCGCATTGTTCGAGGGTCGCCTTGCCAGCCTTGAGAAGCAGCACGGTTGGGCGGCATCGGCTACGGCCGACAGCATGCGCGCTCGCCTGCCGGCCCTTGAGCTTGCCATAAGCCAGGAAGCCGCCCGAGGGGGCTGCAAGCAGCGCTGCCTCGATCGCACCCGCGAGCGGGACGAGCTGGTTGAGCGCATCAAGACGCTGGAAGCCAAGACCGACTACACGGAGAAGATCGAGGCCGCCAAGCGCGTGATCGCCTCGGCCCGCGAGAAGGCCGCCGGCACGAAGCACGTGGAAAGCGCAGTGGTTAATCAGACCAACGTAGCCGCCCAGCTTTGGCTTACCTTTCAGGGCCGCGAAGCCGCCGACGCCATCAACCCCGACAGCGTTACTCAGACGTTCGTGAACACCGGCATTGCCGGCGCCAACTCGCTCGCCTTCATGCTGATGGCCCCGGTGTGCTGGTTCGTGGCTGGACGCAATCGGCGCCGCAAATCCGATGATGACGACGCGCCTACCCCTCATGTTGCACGTGAAACAGTCAACACGGGGGAGACAATCAACCACAAGCCCACTCGCCAGGAGTACACGACCCTTGGCAATGCCGCCGCTATCATCAACAGCATGAAGGCCGTCACGTGACAGCAGCCGCTAAGCCCAAGCAGTCAGCCAAGCATCAGATGGCCCAAGCCCTATCCGACCTGCTGGCGGATTATGAGACCCTGCCACATGCCGACAGGCATGCTGTGGACATCGCGATTGTTCAATGCCTGGACGTGAGCCCCAAGGATTGGGCCATTGGCATGAGGGCGCTAGTCGAGAGGCTGTCCAAGTGAGTGACGGTGTTCCTGTTACAAATGGCGAGGAAAAGGAAGACGGTCGGTCAAAGGGCTGGATCAAGCCCGGCGAGGTGCGAAATCCAGCGGGGCGGCCGAAAGGCACGCGGAACAAGCTCGGCGAAGACTTCCTAAAAGACTTGCACGACGCATGGAAGACCAAGGGCAAGGGCGCCATTGATTGCGTAGTCAAGGATCGGCCCCATGAGTTCCTGAAAGTGGTTGCGGGTCTCCTGCCAAAGGACATCAACATCAAGGTCGATGCACTGAGTGAGATTGATGACACCGAACTTGCTGCTTGCCTCGCTTCCCTTAGAGCCCTCGCGAATACCTGCTCTGCTGAAATTGCTCGAGCGGGAGCAATCGAAGCGGAAAGCGCAGAACCGGCTGAGGCAGTACGCCCCGTACACTAAGCAACGGGATTTTCACACGGCAGGCGCCACGCATCATGAGCGCTTGTTCATGGCCGGCAACCAGCTCGGCAAGACCTGGGCGGGCGGTTTCGAGACGGCGATGCACTTGACCGGCCGCTATCCCGATTGGTGGCAGGGCGCCACGTTCGACAAGGCGCCGATTATTTGGGCATCAGGCGTCACTGGCGAGAGCACGCGGGACAACCCGCAACGGGTGCTGATCGGCAACCCGCCACGAGAAGAGGAATGGGGAACCGGGACAATACCCAAGGACTGCCTGATTGATTTTGATCGGGCCATGGGCGTGCCGAACCTGCTCGACAACTACGTGGTGAGGTGGGGCGGTGGTGGCGATGTCCAGGCGGGCGAGGCCATCGTTTACTTCAAGGCGTACGAGAAGGGCCGTGAAAAGTGGCAGGGGCCAACGATCGATGCGGTTTGGTTCGATGAGGAGCCGCCGCTTGACATCTACACCGAAGGGCTCACCCGGACGAACCGAGGGCAGCGGTCGCAGTTCGCGTATATCACCTTCACGCCGCTGCTTGGGATGAGTGACGTTGTGAGCATGTTTTTGCTTGGCGAAGGCGCAAATTGATTTCACTCGATCCCGAGCCAGTAGAAATAGGATTCTAATGAGCCGGCACGTCACGTCGATGACGATAGACGATGTGGACCACTACAGTGCCGAGGAAAAGGCGCGCATCATTGCGAGCTACCCGGCGCATGAGCGCGAGGCACGCGCTAGGGGCGTTCCGACAATGGGTTCGGGTCGCGTGTTCCCCGTCGCCGAGGAGAGAATATCCGTCGATCCGATGCCGATCCCGGACTTCTGGCCGCAGATCGTCGGCGTCGACTTCGGCATTGATCACCCTTTCGGTGCCGCACGGCTGGCATGGGATAGGGACAGCGATACCGTCTATGTTACGCACTGCTACCGGGTACGCGGTGAGATACCTGCCATTCATGCGGTGCAGATCAAATCATGGGGCGAGTGGATACCGACAGCCTGGCCGCATGACGGCCTGATCCGCGACAAGGGCAGCGGTGAGCAGCTTGCGTCTCAATACAAAAGTCACGGGGTCAACATGCTGCCCGAGCGCGCCGAGCACGCGGAAGGCGGCAATGGCGTCGAGGCTGGTATCGCCGACATGCTGGAGCGCATGAGCACGGGCCGCTTCAAGGTGTTCTCGAACCTTAACGACTGGTTTGAGGAGTTCCGTCTTTATCATCGTGTCAACGGTTTGATCGTAAAGGAACGCGACGATTTGATGAGCGCCACGCGCTACGCCTGCATGATGCTGCGCTATGCCGGCACGAAGCATCCAATTGAGCAGCCGCGTTCGCGCTACACCCGCCGACGTGCCGGAGGCTCCGCATGGGCGGCATGACCGACGATTACGACGACGAGGGAAACGACGAGGCCGACACCCCGGAAGCCGACGACGAGGCGCTTATGCGCAAGCTCGGCGCGTGGGAAAAGCAGGCGCGCCAACACTGGTCTCAATGGCGCCAAGAGGCGCGGCGCTGTTATGACTTCGTCGCTGGGCATCAGTGGAACAGCGATGATAAGGCGGTACTGCTAGAGCAGATGCGCACGCCGATCGTGTTTAACCGCACCGGCCCTATGGTCGATGCCGTTCTCGGCGCGGAAATCCTCAACCGGCAAGAGGTCCGCTATGTGCCGCGCGAGGTCGGAGACGTACAGGTCAACGAGCTGATTAGCTCGGCCGCAGATTGGGCGCGCGATCTGTGCGACGCTGAGGACGAGGAGAGTGACGCATTTTCCGACGTGATCACGTGCGGTATGGGCTGGACCGAGACCCGCATGGATTACGAGATCGACGCGGAAGGCACGATCCGCATTGATCGCGTCGATCCGTTCGAGATGTGGGGTGATCCGTCCGCCCGTAAGCGCAATCTGGCTGACATGCGCTATTGCTACCGTGCGCGCTACCGCGACAAGAGCGAGCTGCCAAAGGAATGGCGCGAGAAGATCACTCAAAGTAGCGACGACGGCGAGTTGTCGACGGCGAGCGGATCGACCGGACCCGGTGACGACTACGAAACCGGCGACAAAGAAACGACCGGCGAGGATAGGCACAAGGGCAAGGTCTACATCAAGCATTTCCAGTGGTATGAGCTTGAGGACGCCTATCGCATACAGGACGATGCGACGGGCCAATCTGCGACGATGGACGCGGACGAGTTCCGCCAGATCGTGATGCAGTACATTCAGGTTGGGATGCAGCCGCCACAGGCCGTCAAGGTCAAGACGCGCCGGTATTATCAGGCGTTTGTCTGCGGCGATGCGCTGCTGGAGCCGAAGTCGCGAGTGTCGTGTGATCGGTTCACGTTGAACTGCATCACGGGCAAGCGCGATCGAAATTCAAGCACGTGGTACGGAATAGTACGCGCCATGATGGACCCGCAGATGTGGGCCAACAAGTGGTTGTCCCAAATTCTGCACATCCTCAACACGTCGGCAAAGGGCGGCCTGCTGTACGAAAAGGAAGCATTCGAAAACCCGCGCAAGGCGCTGGAGGAATGGGCCAAGCCGGACGGCGCCATTGAGCTTAAGCACGGCGGCCTCGCTCGGGTGCAGGAGCGCGAGGCCAAGAATTACCCGCAAGGACTCGATCGGCTGCTTGAGTTTGCGGTTAACTCTATGCCCCAGGTGACGGGCATCAACCTTGAGCTTCTTGGTCTCGTGCAGAAAGAGCAGGCCGGCG